TGGGCACGCTGCCGACCGAGCCGCTGTATTCGTGGCCGCCACCGACGCCGCCGACATTGCACCCGGCTTTGCCTTTGCCACCATTGGTGACAACCGCTTGCGGCGCACAGGGTGTCTGAGCCGCCATCGGTGTTGGCACGGGCACGCCAGGACCGAAGAACACGCCAAACGGGTCCGCACTGATCGTTGCGATGTCCGCATCCGACAGCGCCACGTCCCAAATCGCGACGTAATCAATGTCGCCGTTGAAGACTTGGAATGAGGGCGACGCGGTATTCCCGCCGATGCCCGCATTGCCGCCCAGCGTGGACGGAAACCCTGGCGACGTGCCGCCGAAGGTGTTATCCAACACGCCATTTAAATACGATGTCACGGTCGTGGTGACGCTGCCGATGCGCTTGTAGGCCATCGTCGACCACGAACCGAGGCCGAACGCGCTCGCACTATCCCGCGCGACTTGCCAGCGCGAATGTCCGTCCGTCTTCAGATGGAAGCTATTCGAGTTTGTGCCGTAAATCGTGTCGTCAACCGTCCACGCGCTCGGATTAAACCGCGAGATGATCGTGAAGGCATTCCCAATCGAGGGCGGCGCATCGCAGAGAATGGCGCCGCTCAGCGCCCCGTTGCCGATGAAATGCGCCGCCGATCCGCCGTTCGGTCCAGACACGAGCGTTGCGCCAATGCCCAGCACGCTGCCCGTATTCGCCGGATTGACGCTATCGACCCACGCGCCGTTCCCTTCCTGCAACATCCACAGGCTCACGAGATGCGCGGTCAGGGTCGAAGCCTTGACCGGTTGCCCGACCGGAGGCTTAGGCGTCGCCATCTACGCGACCGGCTTCCCCTTCGAGATTTCGGTAAAGGTCAGCGAGACTTCGACGGCATCTGACCCACCAAGCCGGATGGTCTGCGCGTTCACATCCTCGAGCCGTCCGAAGAATGCTTCATAGACATCAGGAATCGGCCAGATGGTGCCGGGCAGTCCTGACCCGTAATTCGCATCGGCCCAGAGTTCCAAGTCGAGCGCTTCCGCTTCGGTGCAAATCGTTGTGAGCACATACTGGCGTGTCTTCGTGCGAAGCGGAGAGACGAGGTCCGTGCCGTATTCGTTGTCGTGACGAATCACGTAGCCGCGCTGATTCTTCGTGAACCCCACATGCCAGTCATAAGTCGTAAAGGCACGCTTCGGGCCGTAGAGCATCACGGCGCCGCCCATTATGAGGTCCACGGAATTGCCCGTCACGGTCAACGTGAATTGACTGGCGGTGCGTTTGGCATCGTCCGGCTCGAGCACCGTCAGATCGGCCGCGGTCGTGCGCGGAATCCCACTTGGCAGCATGGCCGGCACAGGAATCTCAACGTTCATCCCGGTGCTGCTGGTCAACGTGACAATCGACGGACTGCCGCCGCCGTCCACGTTCCAGCAGGGAATGACGAGCACATCGGCCTGCATATCGCCGGCAGGCGAACCGACCGGAGATCCGGCACCCAAGTCGAATTGAATCGAGACTGTGCCCGATGGCCAGCGCACCCGATCGCCCGGCCGATGCGTCAACAACGTGGCGTCGTCATACGTCGCCATTGGTGCCGGGCTGGACGTCGCCGTCGCCCCAATCAAGATGTCGTCGCCGTAGCGTTGATGGATGGACGGTGTCATGCCACCCCCAAGGCGCGTTTGGCTTTCGTGCCCACGCCGCGCTTATTCCGAGCCATCCGCGTGACCGTGTTCTCGGCCACGATCTGGCCGTCGATTAGCGATTGCACCGTGACGTGAATCGGCGTGTTCGACCAGTCACCAATGGAGGCTTGCTGGTCCTGCGTCAGCACCATTTCTCCAGGCGACAGCATCACCGGCACCGTATCGGATCCGCGCGACAGTCCGGTCATAAATTGCGAGATGCCCCAATCCGTCACCATCCCACCAGTGGCCGCGTGCGGAATGCCAGCGAGCACCGTATTGCGATCGGGCGCCCAGTAATCTCGGAAATACGTCTGATAATCCAGGCCGGCATACGGATTGGCCGGCGTCGGACCGCCACGGTCGACCCCACCAGCCACGCCCGTATTGCCATTCGCGGGCGTATAGCCACCACCGACATCGAGAATGACGCCGAGATGTAACGGATCGAGTTGAATCCGTTTCAGCGCCTCGACAATCGCATCGGCCATTGACTGGCCCGTATCCTTCGCCAGCTGTTCATAGGCTTTCGCCTTCTCGGCAATCTGGTCATCGAGCGCCTTCAGTTCCGCACGTTGCTGCGTCTCGATGACGCCCATGACCGCTTCTGGTGCTTCAGCGGAAATACTCTGCGTCAGGGAATCATGTTTCGCGATCAGGCCTTGCAGTTCGGTTTCCGCTTTGCCGAGCGCAGAGTCGAGGGCATGCGTGCCAGTGCTCACCGCACCAGCCGCGGCATCGCGCGCCTTGATCCACGCTTGCGCCGCCACGTCGCCGGCATCGGCCATCGCCTTTTGCCAGGCATAATATGCTTTGTCGAGTTGGTCGGCTGTATAGGTGCCAGCCGACAACATCGCATCAAAAATCTCTTTCGCGTGCTTGACGGCGGCGTCTTTGTCGGTCTGTGACGGGCCAAACTCCGACGAGGCTTCAGCTAATAGATCTTTCGTGTGCTGCGCGGCCTTATCGAGTTCCTCAAACGCCCTCTTGATCGCTTCTAAGTCGGCCTGGAATTTCTTGGCGTCGTGCTGATCGGCAAACACCTTTTGGAGATCGATGCCAGCGGTCTTTGCCTTCGCGACAAATTCCTCCGCTGTGAGTCCGAGAGACTGGATGAAGTCACTAAGACTCTTAAAATTCTGGACCTTCGTCGCGCCGGTAAAATCACCCCATGTCGGGATGATTTGCATGAGCGTTGTGCCGATTTCATAAATGATAGCGACAACAGATGTCAGGGACGCAATCATCTGCAGACCGCTAGCGTTTGTCGTAGTGGCCAGCGCATGCATCGCGCCCTCGGCCGTCTCAACGCCCTTGATAACCTTGGCTATTTCCCCGACGACGTTACTGAATGCGCCGCTGGTAGCCTGTGACAACTCCGTGAATGATTGGTGGAGATTGCCCAATCCCTGGCGCAAGAGTTGCTGCGCCTTCTCGGCCTTCTCAAAGGCCTCTTTCAGCTTAGCGATTGTCTCCACGTCGAGCTGGAGCGCACTAACATCGACCGTCCCGACCTTGATCCCGTTCTCGATCTTGTTGAGTTCCTCTCTCAGATTGAACAATCGCTCCAGGGCTGGAATGGTCTGCTCATCAATCGTGCCGCCGAGTTTCGCGAAGGCCGCCGCATCGGCGATCGTGACGGTGCTGTTGATCTTGGCCAGCTCGTTCTCGACGGACATCTCGGTCGCGACGGCCTTGATCTGATTCGCCGTGAGTCCATACCACTTCGCCAGCGTTTCCTGGCTGACACCGGCCTGGAGGTAGAACTTGATCGCTTCGACCGTCGTGCCGTTGATGGATTCGAGCGTATGGCCGAAGCCTTCAGCCGAATCCTTCATCGCGTCGTTGGCTTTCTGCCATTCCTTGTTCGCGGCTTCGGCCTCCTTCGCGCTCTTGGTGTAGGCCGCGAGTTGCTCCGCGGTAATCTTCAGGGCATCTGCGCCGGCTTTCACCTTCGCGCTACTCAGGAGTTCGGCCCCACCGATCGCGACCACGCCGTTAAGGAACTGCTGCTGCACAGCGGTCAATGGGACGTAGGTTTCCTTGAGCGTGCCGAGCACGTTCTGCAGGATCTTGAGATTGGCGATGTCCTGCGATGTCGTGCCGAGATTGAGACCGGGGACATTGAACGCGACAGGCCCAGGTGCCTGATTAAACGGCATGTTCCGCACGAGCGGACCTGGCTGCTCGGGTATCTTGAAACCCGGCACATGCTGGACGGCCGTGGCCTTGTCGATAAAGTCCGCCAGACCAGCGAGAAGTGGCGCGAGAATCTCATTGCGGAACGTGGTGACTTGGCGTCCCAGATGGTCGATCGCATCGGCAAATCTGGCGGCGCCATCAACCGCGCCCTTGCTCATCACCTCGCCGCTGTCTTTAGCCTTCGCGACGAGCTTGTCCAGGTCCGGTCCAATGGCGAGCAGGGCCTGCCCAAATTTGCCGCCAAAGAGCTGCGACATCATCGCCGCCCGCTCGAGCGGATCCGACAGCGCGTTGACGGCCGTCACCACTTTCGTGAAAATCTGATCGGGCGCGAGGCCTTGTAATTCCTTCAGTGAGAGGCCCAGGACGCCGAGCGCTCCTGCGGCGGCGCCATCCCCGCCCGCAATCCGTCGACTCAGGTTATAGATGCTGCGCGCGACTTCCTCTGTGCTGACGCCGAAATCATCCGTCGCCGCTCCGAGAGCCTGAAGATTTTCGACGCCGACACCCGTCTCTGTCGAGAGATTGCGCAGCGCTTTCGCTTCTTCCCCGACTTCGACGCCGACGTTGAGTCCCTTCTTAATCCCCTCGAAGGCAATCCCAGCGGCGCCTATCGCGAGTCCGAGACTCCCGAACGCCGCGATGTTGTCCGTGATGCGCGCACTGACCCCAGCAAACAGCGGCACGTTCAGGCGGAGGTATTCGCCGAGTTTGCTATGCGAGGCCGCCAGATTATCCGTGGCCGTCGCCGCATCACCAGCGGACTTCGTGGCCGCGATGTTCAGCTTGACGAGATCGGAGTAGTTCTGAATGAGCGCCGGCACCGGCTTGCCGAGCGCGGTGAACTTTTCGATCGCCTTGTCAAGGACCGCGTTATACCGCTCCTGCTCGGCCGCGGTCAGCTTCGTGACGCCGCCAATCTGCTGCACGGCGACCGTCCAGCGCTGGGCATTCGCCATGACCTTATCGCCTTCAAAGGAGGCGACGAGTTTTTTGACGCCAGCGGTCGTCGCGTCGATTTGATCAAGACCGGCCTTGAGATTCTTCGTAAGGTCGGCCGTGTTGTCGGCCCACTTGACGGTATTGATAATGGTGCCCATTACCGCAACACCTCCACCGCGGCATCAATAGAGGCCTGCTCCATCTCGCGTTTATACCCGGCATTGGCGGCATCGAGCGCCGGACGCATGAACGGTCGTGCGGCCATCTTCCATGTTCCAAATTCCAGCCAGGTCGGGAGATTCGCCGGCTGATCCGACGGCGCATCCGCGATCACTTCAAAGGCCTTTTCAGAGGCATGCTCTTCGATATGCATTTCGTTAGCGAGATTGCGGGCGTCGGTCTTCTGCTGGACGATCAAGAGGCGCTTCGCATCGGCATAGACATCTCTCGACACACGGAAGGCGACCGCCCGGAGTGCCAGCGTGACGGCCTGCGGCAACTGTTCCACCGCCTGGCGCATTTCCCTCATGCCCGTTGTGGTGACCGATCCTTCGCTCATCAGGCCATGACCTCTGCGGTGTCTGTGGTGGGTTCTGTCTGAAGCACGCCGCGAATCGCCGCCAGAATCGTCACCGGCCCGAGGGCGTCGAGTGCCCGGCCGGCTTCTTCCAGCGTGGTAGTTTCCGGCAATCCGGCCCAGACGACGAGCCGCAAGAGACGCATCGACGGGTAGTCCACACGGAGCGCCTCGAGAATCTCTCCGTAGCTCCGCCCGTCCTTGTCCTCTAAGCGACAGATCGCATTCACACCGAAATTCAGCCGATACATCTGCTGCTCGTCGCTCTGGATGTCGACGTCACCGATGGGCATGGCTCACCTCGGATGGACCCGCGAATCGCGATCGCATAAACGCCTGCATCTCTTGCCACGTTTGCTTGCGCGGCTTAGATGTGCCATTGCCCGTAAAGCTGTTGAACGCCGGCAACGTCTTTTGCCGAACCAGGGCCGCCTGCATCCAGAGCTTCGCCTTCTCGCCCTTGGCGATTTCTCCCTGCGCTTCGATTTCCATCGCCAGCTCGCACGGCGTGGCCGCCCAGAACCAATCGGGCAGCACCCCTGCCGCCCGTGCCGCCACATAGCGTTCGCGCCATGTCAGCTCTGGGCCGTCGGAGGGTCCGCGCGGCCGTTCCCGTTCCCGTTTTTCCCGGCCCGCCGATCCGCATTGAGCGTCAGCAACCGCGTGACGGCCTCGAGTGCATCGCCGTAACTCTTAGGCATCTCGTCGACCAAGTTCCCGACACTCTGGCGGGTCGGAAATTGTTTCTCGTGATAGCGCTTCAACGATTGCCAGAGAATTTCCAGCAAGCTAGTCATGTGCAGACGATGCCCGAAGGAAATCGCCTGCACCAGTTCCCCGTAGCTTTTCGATGTGCGAGTTTCGAGCTCCGCAATGCCGTTCATCGTTAGCGCGAGCGTATAGATAGACTCCCCCGCTACGAGGTCGACTTCGCCTCGTTCTGGATTCGCCATAAGGAGTTACTCCTTTAGGCGATGGCCGGCGACTGCGAGGACGGTTCCACGACCACGGGTCCGACGATCCGCAACGTGACATGCAGCGTCAATTTCGTGCCGACCGAGGCGCCGTGCGCGCGTCCCTTGACGTAGGCATGGAAGGTATCCGTCGAGCCATCCGGATAGAAGATCCGGCGCCGCTTGGTCGGTTGCGTGCCCTCAAACTCGGCCTGCAACGCCAACTGGCTCGCGCTACCAGGCACGAAGTTCAGTTCGAGCGGCAGATCGCCACCGTCCTTATAGGACGGGATAAACTCCCGATAGTTGCCGGGACTCCGGAGATGGGTGACGTCGATTTCCGCTGACGTTTCCGTCGGTCCGCCGATGCTGACGACTTCGGCGAGCTCGCTGAATTCTGCCGGCGAGGCGGGCGACATGTCGTCGAGCGCGGTGCCGAAATAGGTTCCGGCTGAAGAAATGGCTCCTGATGTTCCGTCTGCGTTCATGATCTGCTCCTTTTACGTTGAGTCTCTACTGGTCTGTCTTAGAGCACGGTCGCGGCGCCGCGCGTGTTGAACACGAAATAATCGGCAGACTTGCGGCACAGTCCGCCCAAAATATCTTCCTCGAAGAAATCCCGATCCGTCATAAATCGGACCTGCACAAACGATTCGAGGGCGGACGGACTGGCATCGTCCGACCAAATACCCACGTAGCCTTCTAAGGCCGACCGCACGGCATCATTGACCTGTTCGGCCACCTTCAGCGTCGTCGCCCACGAATCAATCTGGAACCGTGGCTCATCGGCCGAGGCCGGTCCTCTCAACTGTTCAATCGGCACATTCGATATCCCCGTCACGACAATCGACGGCCGAAACGGCGGCGTGATCTGTGGCAATCTCAACGGATAGATCCGCGTATCCACCAAGCCGCCGATTGTCGTGTCGGCCAGCAGATACTTAATGAGCAAATCACGAATCGTCATCGGCCGATCACCGGAATTTCCAGCGCTTGTTTCCGGCCAATCTCGACATACGGCTTCACGTCAAACTCACGGCCATCGAAGGCGATCCGCGTGTCGTCCGGCGTCGGAGGTGGCGAGCGATACCAAATCCGAAAGACGCCATCGACATAAATCTCTAACCGCTGCTGGGCCTGCCAGGCTTCCCGCGTGCCGGCTGGCAACCATTGCGCCCAGATCGTCTCGTCGTTCGAGTCCCAATCGATGACTTCTTCGTTCGTGTCCGGATCCTGCGACTTGACGCCGGTCTTCAGCACGATCTGCCGGTCCATCTGACCCGAGGCGAGAAATGGCGTCGGACTCATGGCCGGATCTGCGCCAACACTTCAGACCGCCAG